CAGGGCGAAACTCGGGAAACCCTGCTCGAAGCGGTGCAGAAGGCTGTATCCGACGAGGATCAGCGCCCCAGTCCCCGCGAGAGCAGAGAACCGAGCGGCGCGCCGCTCGCGCCCGGTACGCAGCCCGTCCTCGCTGCACAAAGCCGCCCGGCAGACGACCTGCCGGATGACATCTCCCAAGACGAATATTCCCAGTACAGCCCGCGGACTCGGCGCCGCATCGAAAAACTAGTCGAGCAACGCCGCGTCGCCAGGGCCGCGATCGATCAAATGCGGCAGAACCTCGGCCCTGGCGCCGAGGCTGCCGACCAGGTGAGCAAATATCTCCGCGACAACGATATCAGCCGCGAGGATTTTCTGCTGACCCTGGAACTCGCCGCAGCCATGCGCCGCGGCGATTTCCGGAGCTTCTATGTCGGCGTCAAACCCTACATGGACCTCGCCGAACAGTACCTGGGACTAGCACTGCCCCAGGACCTGCAAACCGTGGTCCAACGCGGGGAAATGTCGCCACAGGCCGCAGCCATCTTCCATCGCGAACGGATGGATCGCGCGCTGAGCGATACTCAACGCCTGCGGCAAGCTCATTCGATCGATATGCGGGATACGGCGGCGGCGCAATATCAGCTGCAGTCCAACGTCATGAATTCCGTCAACGCCTGGGAAGCCGGCATTGTGCAAAGAGACCCGGACTACGCACTGAAAAAAGCCGCTGTGTCGGATACGATGTGGAGCGTCCTGCGCGAACGCGGGAACCCCCAGACACCGGAACAGGCCGTCGCCATCGCGCAGGAAGCCTACCAGCGCGTAAACCGGCATTACCAGAACTGGGGGCCGCCGCCCAGGCGCCCAACATCGCGCACGCCGACCAGCACAGGCCGCTTCAACGGCGCGGCGCCGGAGCCCAGAAACCTACGCGAAGCCGTAGAACAGGCGATCGATCGCGCCCGCGCCTAACCGCGCGAGCATCACAATGCCCACATATACCGCACCACTGTTGAACCACATCGCTACGGCAGCCCTCGATTACTGGTTGAACCGAGGATCAGCTTTCCAAGAGGCCATCCAGGAAAAGCCCCTGTTGGCCATGATGGAGGCCAAGAAAAAGACGTTCCCAGGCGGCAAGGGGAACATCATCATCTCCGTGAAGGGCGATTACGGAAACACTTCCGCGCCCGGAACCGGGGACAGCCTGGTCGGCTATCAGCTCGCCGACACTGTTACCTATTATACGCCGGCAAACCTCGCCCAGGCCGTATACCCATGGAAAGAACATCACATCGGCCTCACGCTCACGCACAGCGAGCTCAAATCGGACGGCATCAGCGTCGTCGATACCAACGGCGAAACAACATCCGAACACACCGGCCGCGACGTAACCGTGCTCGTCGGCCTGCTCGACGACGCCCTGCAAGACCTCTCGGAACGCTACGCCATCAGCCTCAATAACCTGCTGTGGGGCAACGGTACCGCCGACCCGAAAGCACTCGCGGGGATCGGCGCCATCGTCACCGACAATCCCACAACAGGCGTCGTCGCCGGCATCGACCGGTCCGTAAAAACCTGGTGGCGCAACCGCGCCTATACCGCAGCCATGGGAACAGCCGTTACCGGAACGCCAGCGCTGGCCGCCTGGGGCGGCGCCCCCATCGCAAGTTCGGCCACCAACGGCGGCGTACTGTGCCAGCAGCTGCAACGCGAATATCGGCAATTGACACGATATGGCGGCAGGCCCAACACCGGCCTGTGCGGCACTGACTTCTTGTCCGCGCTCGAAACCGAGCTCCGCGCCAACGGCAATTACTCGATGCAGGGCTTCGCCTCCGGCAAAGACATCTCGATCGGAACCATCAGCTATATGGGCACCGATTTCGAGTACGATCCGACGCTGGACCAGCTCGGCTACAACAAACGCTGCTATTGGTTCGACAACCGCGATATCTACCTCGTCGCGATGCAAGACGAGTGGCGGCATCAGCACAACCCCGCAAGGCCGCCAGACCAATATGTCCTTTACCGAGGTATCACATGTACCGGCCAGGTGTGTGCGCGACGCATCAACAGCGCGCTCGTGATAGATATTGCATGACACGCGGCGCGTACAGAAGACGGGGATGGAGATGATTGGCCCTTTCCCCATCCCCGCGCTTGGGCCCCTTAACAGGAGTTGCAAATGTCGGGATCGCCTATGCATTGGTGCACATGCCGCTTAAATCTCAGCGGCCAAAATCTCCATATCATCGTCATCGGAAAACATGCACCGGTTACCTGGCCGGAAATCCAGGTGCTTTCGGTATTGCACGGCGAGGAAAATCTCTACGACATCAAGCCGTGCGCCGTATCCGAGGTCAATCCAGCCGACGAAAAACGCCGGCTCTGGGCAAAGTACGGCGGTAGCACGGTGGAACGCTGCTTCCCGGGCCGCGTGTTCCGCATGGAATTGACGATGCCCGGCGAAAACCTCGCACACAAAAAAGTCGACGGCGACGGCATCGTGATCGCGGACATGGGCGACGATCCCGAGTATGGGCCGCCACTCCCAGATGTCCCGGCCCCCGCGGTCTTCAAGCCGGGGCGCCCGCGCACGCCGGCGCCCGATCTCGCACGGACATAGCCAGCAAAAATGGCGCTGAATGTCCCCCTGTCACAGCTGCGCCTCGACCTGCGCGCCGAGACCGGCCAAAGCATGAATATTTCCCAGGGGGTGCAGGCTCAACAAAACCAGGACTACCTGATCAACCGGCAGCAAGAAGAACTCTACAACGCCTACGAATGGCCTCACCTGAGATATTGGACCGATATTCCCGTCGCGAGCGGCCAGCAAATCTACGATTATCCGCCGACATTGCCCTTCGATCTGATCAATCGCATCTATTGGGCGCCGGTCAACACCTCGAACTGGAAAATGTTGCGGCACGGCATCCACGCTTTCGACGTGCGGCCCTTGCAGCAGCAATCCGGCTCGCCGCTGCGCTGGGGGAACTTCCTGACCGTCGATCCAACCGCCGTCACGCCGACCAATCCGGTCGGCCAACTCATGTTGTTGCCTATCCCCAATGTGGACGGAACGCTGCGAGTATCCGGACAGGCCCCCCTGTCCCCAATGATCGCCGATAGCGACCTCTGCATCATAGACAGCAAGGCAATCGTGATGTTCGCCGCCGTCGAACTCCTCGCCACCCAAAAGGCGGAGGTCGCACAACTCAAGCTCACCAAAGCCCAGCAATATATCAAGCGCCTGCGTGCCCAACAGGGCGCCGACAAGCGGGCCAACTACAACATGGGCGGAAGCCGCCGGGACTACGCCTCAAATCCCTACGGATACTATCCCGGCTGGATACCGGGGATCGATTACATCCCCGGCTGACCGTCATGCCCTCCATGACGATCACCAACTTCTCGGCCGGCCTCGATCTGCGGCGCTCGGCACTCACCGCTCCGGCGGGGACACTGCGCTCGCTCAAGAACCTGCACCTGACCCCGGGCGGCGAAATCGAAAAACGGCTCGCATTCGTCAAGATAGCAACTGTAGGCGCCCAAACCGCCGGCCTCATCGAGCTCAACCAAAAACTTTACGTATTCGGCCCCGGCGGCCCAGGACAGACAGACCCCAGCGGGCCCTACGATGTCGGCGAACTGCTGTTGAATACGCCGACGATCAACAGCGTCGTTTCGCACACGCTATTCGACGGCAAAGCGTACTGCGTCGTCCAAACCGACGCCAGCGGTACCATCGGCCGGTTCTATAACGGCGCCATCGTCTCAGGCGCAAACGGCCTCTATTCGCGGACATACAAGACCAAAATCTACGCGGTCGAAGGCCCGGTCATGTATTTCTCCGCAGTCGGCTCGCCGACCGATTGGGCCGGCACCGGCTCCGGAACCATCGACCTCTCGCTCGAAGACCCGGACATGTCCGAGGCGATGGCGCTCGAAGCGTATTACGACAAGCTGGCGATATTTTCGAAAACCGCAGTGCAGACATGGCAGATCGACCCGGATCCGCTGCAGTCCCAGTTCGTGCAAACACTCCGCCAGGCCGGTACGTTCGCACCACTCTCCGTGCTGCAATATGGCAGCGGGGATGTGCTCTATGTAAACCCATCCGGCATCAGATCGCTGCGCGCCCGCAATGCATCCCTCGCCGCAAGCGTCTCCGACGTCGGTTCGCCACTCGACCCGATCATGCAGGACCTGTTCCGGAGCCAGGGCGAGGCCTGGATGAGCCCGATCATTTCCATTCTGCAGCCCGTCACAGGCCGCTTCTGGATCGTGCTGCCGGATCGCGTCTATATCCTTTCTGAATTCCCCGGCCCGAAAATCACCGCATGGTCAGAGTACGACCCGGGCTTTCCCATCACCGCAATCTGCACCGCCAACCAGCAGATTTTCGTCCGCGACGACCAGAATAATATCTATGCCTATGGCGGCATCGGCCAGGCCACATATGATGCGTCTGCAGTCGAAATCATCCTGCCTTACCACGGCGGCGAACAGCCGGCGACATTCAAACGCTTCCAAGGCATTGACGCCGCGGCCGAAGGGGAATGGGATGTCTACGTCTCGCTCGATCCGACCACAGGCGCCGAGGATTACTGCGGCAAGATCAACGGACCGACCTTCCTGCAGGGCGCTTTCAATCTCGATGGCGTCAGCACTCACATATCGCTGCGGCTGCGCTCGTCGGTCTCGGGCCCACTCATACTCTCAAACATGGTGATCCACTATGAACTGGCACAACCGACGTGATGGCCTTGCCCCGGACTTCGATCGCATTTGGAACGCGCGAAGCTTTGGATTACATCGCCCGAAATCTGCGCCACCAAGACCTCCAGGAGATCGCGGCGATGTCGCCGATCGCCGATCCGAGGCCATTCCTGGCCTTCAAAATCATGAGCCACGCCCGGGAGGTCTACGTGGCATCGAAGGAAATGCCGATCGCCGCCTGGGGCTTCGTCGAGCTATGGCCGCATGTCGCGTCATGTTTCGCCTTTGGTACGAACGATTGGGGTTTGGTCGTGGGCGCAGTCACTAGGCACGTCCGCAAATATATGTTCCCGCGCGTCGTCGCCGCCGGATATCATCGCATGGAATGCCGGGCTCTGGCATGTCGCGAGGACGTCGGACGTTTCGTCGCCCTCATCGGCGGCGAGCCCGAAGCCATCCTGCGGAAGGCGGGCAAGAACGGGGAAGACCTCATCATCTACAGGTGGATTGAGCGACGAAGCAAAGCGAAACAAGCGGTATGAGCGAAGCAAAGCAACATGAGCATGTGCTCTCCGGCGCTGTCATGCCACACCCGGCGATCATGCTGCGCATGGCGACGCTCGACGACGTGCCCCAATTGGTCGATCTGTTCGACCGCTTCTTCCAGGAAACCCAATACGCATCGCATCTGGAATATTCTCGGGAGAACAGCAGGCGCTACCTCGAACACGTCGTCGGCACCGGCATGTCGCCGCACATTCTCGCCGTCCTCGACGGAACGGTTGTCGGCGTGCTGTCCTATCATATGGACCGCTCATTCTGTACGCAGCCGCTCGCCATCCTCGATGAAGTCTACGTCATCCCCGAATTCGCCGCCACGCCGATCGGGCGGGCGCTGGTATCGGCGGCGATGGATATCTGCAGAGACGTAGAAGGCGCGAACTGTTTCCACGCCGTACTGTCGTCGGGTCACAAACGAGCAAAAACGCTGGTGAACCTCTTCAAAAAATTTGGCGCGCAAGAAATCGGGACCGTCGTGCGAAAGCTGTTCTGACCACGTCATCGCAATGACGGAAGCGAAGCAACCACACCCTGTTACCACCACGAGGCAAGTCATGGGCGGTAAATCACATCCGGACAACAGCCAGATGGTGAACTTCGAAAAGCAGCAGGCGGACCAAGCCGCCGCCAAGGAGGCCGCGCGCCAGCAGCGCCTCAACACCGGGACGCAGCAGATCAACGACATTTTCAGTAATGCAAATTTCAATCAGCCATTCTATGACAAATACACCCAAGCAATATTGAACTACCAGATGCCGCAGCTGCAGGACCAATATACCCAGGCACAGAATAAGCTCACCTATGATTTAGCAAGAGCGGGGACATTGAATTCCACGGCCGCCGGCTATTCACAAGGGCTCCTGTCAAAGCAAAATCTGCAGGAACAAGCCTCTATCTCTGCCTCGGCCGACCAGCAAACCGCCGCCCTGCGCAACCAAATCCTCAACGAGAAACAAACGGCGATGAATCAGCTATATTCCACCGAGGATCCCACTGTCGCTGCCAACACCGCCGCGAGCATGGTCGCGCAGAACCAGATCACGCAACCCAACCTCAACCCGCTCGGGGCCATCTTCACGCCGCTCGCCGTCGGCGGCGCCGGCGCCATGCAGAGCTCGATCAACAACTATTACGTGCAAAAGGGCATGCAAACGCAGCCGCCCGATACAAGCACCGCAATTTATGGGTGAGAAATATGTGCGATCCAATGGTGGGCATGCTGATCTCGGCCGGTGCGTCCATGATCAACTATTCGCAGCAACAGGACGTGATGAGCCAACAGCAGGCGGCAAACGACGCCTGGGTTGCCTACCAACAACAGGCACAGCAGAAGGAGCTCGCCGCCGACGAGGCCGCGCGCCAGAAAGCGGAGGCCGCGCGGCAGACCTCGTTGACCGACGTCAACGCCGCCGCCCAGAAACAACAGCAGACGACCGAACA